GGAAGATCTCAAAGAAGAAACTCGTGTCTCGGACAATCCTCCTGATCCGGTCTTTTTCACAAAACAGGAGAACATGGAAGGGGCTACTGGCTTTGTCACAGGAGATCGCAAGCTCTTTTGGGAGCGTTCAAATGAATGGGATTTTTGGTGCTATAAAATTTACAAAGGCTATACTCCCGATGTGAACAAAGATACCGGCTCAATTGTTGAAACCATTCAGTACAATTATACCACCGAGCTTTTAATAAACATTGCCGATGAAACGGAAGAAAACATCTACTATGTCATCTACGTTGTAGATAACAGGAATCAATTTTCTAAAGTTTCCGAATGGATTCTTGTTGAAAATCCGACAGGATCAACTTAATGGCAGAAGCTATTTTTGATTTTACTTATGACGATAATGAATTTAAGAAGGCAATAAAAGCTTTTCATGATTTGCAAAGATACCTTCCAAAGTATATTGAGAAGGTTATTACCAGATTTGCAGGAACATTCAGGAGAAATGTTTATCGGGCAATTGTTAAAAGTGCAGGATGGGCTTCAAAAGCATGGCAACCGTTATCTGCAAGATATGTCTCGGCTAAAGGGCATGGACGTTTCTGGTATAGGACAGGATTTTTTCAACGGAATTTACAGGCGAATGCCAATGTTCTTAGGCTCAAAAATTATTCTGGAACACCGGGAGAAATTCAATATAACCTTCTTGAAGGGCTTGTTAAATTTGTCTGGTATCCTAAGAACAAAAGCTATCCTGTCAGCACCTATGATGTTTTCAACTGGATGGAGTATGGAACCAAAAGAATGCCTGCTCGTCCTGTTATAAATCCTGCATTCTGGCGTACCTTGCAGATGGTGGATATCGGGGAGGAGCTTATTAAAATCGTGGACAGAAAAACAAAGGCTTTAGTTTAATGGCATCACCTCATTTTGAATTACCCTATCTTGCCGCTTTCAAGGCTCATTATTCTGGCACTCTTTTAGATCCGAGTGATACCGTTGTACCTGTCACTATTAAAAATCCTCAACATGGATTCAGAGAGATCGCTTATCCCTGCATAGGCTTGGAATATGTAACGAGTGTTTTAAACAGAAACAGGCTGAACCGTCACAGAAGGGTCACTAAAGATTTGGAAGCCGGAACTGCCATTGTAAAACGTGAGCTTGAGCAGATCGATTTCATGATCTACGTTCATACGTTTGCACAGGACAGCCAAGCCATTGCATCAAACCTTAATCAGAAGGTTATGGAAAAGACACCTTTTTCTTTCAAGCTGACGGCAACATTATCGGACGGAGATTATGATTTTGAGATCTACAGGGAGAGCATTGAGCCTGTTATTATTGAAGGCTTGGACAGGGAGATTCATAACGTATTTCAATTGAAAGTATGGGGATGGGTGGACACCGATCCTATAGGGGCTTCCGTGAAGCTCGTTACAGAAGATCCAGAGCTAAATATGTATTTGGGGCTTGATTTGCCTTCGCCCTGACATCTTTTGTAATTATAGATTGACACAAAAAGGGATTAAATATATATTATTCTTAGGGTTAAAAAGCGTAAAAATCCCTAAATAACAGCAGAACCAATCGTCCCACTAATCCCTACGAACATAACAAACCTTTAATAAAGGAGTGTCTTATGCCAGCACCCATTATAGAGGTAGCTCATCCGGGGCAATACTTACAGGAAGTGGAGATTGGTCCAAGACTAGTTTCCGGCGCAGGAAGGGGCTTTGGAGCTATGCCTGTGGTAGCCGAAAAGGGTCCTCTCGGCGTTCCTGTCGTTGTCCGTTCACCGGATGAATACCGTACTATCTATGGCGGTCCCGTAAAGGGATATTACTCTTACGATGCCATGCTCGGGTATTTTTCAACAGCCAGAGCACCACTAATCGTTGTGCGTACAGCACACTACGGAGGCACATTAGGCGTTTATGACGCTACTCATGCCCAGGTCAACATCGTGAACACAGGTGATACGACCATTGGCGTTCTTAAAGGACGCAACGAAGGGACATGGGCGGCTGGTGCCACCATGCTCACTGAAAATGAGGACAGCGATCCCAAAGCCAAATCTGACACGTCTGACACGCCTGCCACTGGCGCAAAGACTTACAATCTCGACAATGCCGATGGCTTTGAGGTCGGAGATCATGTCAAAATCTCGGGCGGAGGCTTAGGCTCTGCCGAATATTCTGTTGTCTCCGAAATGGATGATGGACAGAATACGGTTACTGTTGAGGATGCCCTCTCAGGCTCCCCGACAGGAAGCGTCACAATCGAAGTCCTAACGTTCAAAGCCACTATTAACCACCGTGGAAGCGTTGAAGTTTTTGACCGCCTCTCCATTTCTGAAACATCTTCTCGCTACATCTATGCAATCCTCAATGCCGACAATTACGGCATTAATTCCAAATCCACGATCTGCATTGCTGAACTTTCCGGTACAATCGACACGACTACGGACGACCGCCCGAAGAACAACAACACGATTACGCTTGCAGGAGGAAATGACGGTCTGACTAGCATTGACGATACGGATTTTGTCGGCACAGACAACGTGGGCTTGAATCTCGTCAAAGATGTGGCACAGGCTAAAATCCTTTTCTGCGTTGACCACTGGGGTCTTGTGACTCCCAACAATGCCACGTTGTACAAGAACGGTGTCCTTCTTGCCAAATCCAAACGGTTTGGAATGTTCATCGGGGATATCTCCGAAGATGCCACTCGTACAGGCTCGACAGCCGGATCTGCATATTATGAAGTGCAATCCACAATTAATTACAAGAATATGTTCGGCGCACTTTACTATCCGTGGATTCAGGTCAACAATGCTCGCACGAATCGTCCGTGGATGATGCCTACTGTCGGTGATATCGCAGGATTGTGGACACTCACCGATCAGGAAAGAGGCATTCACAAATCTCCTGCCGGGGAAACCGCTATTCTTCCTCGTGTTACTGCTCTCAAACATGAAGTGTCTGATGAAGATCAGGATGTCCTTAATCCTATCGGACTCAACTGCATCCGTACTTTCTTGGGTGTAGGCACTATCGTTTGGGGCGCAAGAACGCAGAGCAACAACATTAAATGGCGTTACATTTCCGTCAGGCGTTACCAATCGTGGATCGAGGAATCGGTTATGAACTCAACTCGTTGGGCTGCTTTTGAGCCTCACGAGGTTCTCCAATCAGAGCTTCGGAGAAATGTTCGTGAAGCCGTTATTTCCTTTATGACCAAACTCGCTGTTGCAGGAACGCTCGCTTCCAAAAATCCTGCTGATGCTTTTATCGTCAGGTGCGATTCAACGAATAATACTCAAGACACCATTGACGATGGACGCTTCATCATTGACGTGGGTGTTGCTCATCTGAAACCTGCGGAGTTCTTGATCTATCGCTTCACGCAGACCAGAGCAGGAACACAAATCGAACAAATCTCTCAATTATAAACGGAGGAACTAATTATGGCAAACAATATTGATCCTCTAAAGAACTTCCTGTTCAGGGTAACGAGAACGAAGCTTGGCGAAAGCCAAATCGGTCTTGAAGCCGACGATCAGGCGGGATTCCGCACGATTTCAGGACTCTCACGCAAGATCGATGTGATTACTTACCGTGAGGGTGGAGATCCACGTTATTCTCGCAAACTGTCAGGGCTTGTGACCTATGATCCTATTACGATGGAGCAGGGCATTTTCAGAGATCAATCCGACCTCTGGAAGCTCACCAATGAGGTGTATTCTGCTCAAGGCGCAGGGATCACAGGCACGATCAATGAAGAAGATGCGGTGAAAGAGGATATCACCATCAAGCTTCTTGAAGCCGGACAGGGAGGCGATCCCATTGTATCAAAGGCATGGAAATGCTTCGATACCTGGGTGTCCGAATGGAATCTCGGCAACTTCGATGCGAACACGTCTGACGTGCTTGGCGTAAGCTGTGTCGTCCAGATGCGTTACTTTGAGGAAGTGAACGTTGACAGCGGAATGCCCATAGCCCTCGTATAAGCTATGCCTTTTGTACGAGATCTTTATGGACAAGGGCTTAATGCCTTTGGTGTCAAACGTGCGCTTGCAATGGCTCACCTGTTCCGAGTCAGCATAAGCGGATATTATAATGCTGATTTCATATCTTGTTCTGGCTTGGGCGGTGAACTACAGACCTTTGAATATCGGGAAGGTGGGGAGAATAACGCTCCCCACCTTTTTCCCGATTATATGAAATGGAGTGACATTTCATTATCAAAGGGAGAAGTTACTAATGATTCTGATTTATGGCATTGGTTCCGCACATATTTTCAGCTTGAAGGATCTGGCGTTGTAAAACCATCCTTTACCCGGAATATTAAGATAGAGGCATTGGACAATAACAATGAAGCTATCATTGTATTTCGTGTATATAAAGCCTTCATAAAAAAGCTCGAAGAAGGCGGTTTCGATTCTTTAACCTCTGCCTTTCGTGTCAATACCGTGGTTATTCAGCATCATGGCGTGAACGCTGAATATCCTTTGATGGGATCATTTAACAGGGGGTAACTACACTTAATAACAATCGAACACTAACCGTATCATTTTACTAAATTCTAAACTAAAAGGAGTCATTATGACTAACACAAAAATGGACACTGATCAGGGAGCGATACTAAAAGCACCTACTAAAAAGCCTGCCCCCGAAAAACAGCCTGCCATTACCAACGATATCAAGCGAAAAAAGCTCAAAGATTTCGTTGAAATTCCTGACATTATTACTCTTCCACAACCTTTTGAATATAAGGGAAAGGTTATTAAAAAAGCTTATATTCAAGAAGTGACCGGCTACGTTGAGGAAGAATATAACACTCCACAGAACAAAGAGAATCATGGTCGCTACATGACCTCTTTGTGTGCCGCTTGTACAACCCAACTCGGTGATGACTATAAAAAATCAGAAATGAAGCCTGTGGAATGGAGAAAACTTTTTCTCGATATGCCCATGACAAACAGGGATTTCATTATGTACTGCGTGTACATTCTGAGTGAGGGAGAGGAGATTGAGCTTAAAGAAACCACCTGTCCTTCCTGTAGAGCGAAAGGTTTCATTGCTCACTTACACGAGCAGACTGTCCGTTATCTTGATCAGCCGTTTGTACCCTTTACCAGAGATCTTAAGAGAGGCTATAAGCACACAGACGGTAGCATTTACAAAACTGTAACTATCGATCTTCCTAATGGAAAAGCACAGGAAGAAACTTTGCCTCTGTATCTTACAGCCGAATCCAAGGCTCAATCAGTTCTTTTTTCAATGTGTATATCGACAATTAATAATAAGAATAAGGCTATTCCTTTTAATTTGGATGTAGCCAGATCTTTAGCGAAAACTGATCGAGAGGAAATCAGTGAAGCAATCGGAGAAAATACAACAGGTTTAGACATCTTAGCTCCTATTGAATGTTCCTGTGGAGAAAAATTTGCAGGGATTATTTCTGTGCTTCATTTTTTCGGAGTCTGATAACTCCAGACCATCAGCTTCTTGCTGAAGTTATCAAAATAAGCTCCGAACTACACTGGACGAAAACAGAAGCACTCTGTTTGCCTAAGACAAAAAGAAAGCTGTTATGTGAACACTTAAAAAAGTGATTTCTTATGGCAAGAGGTAAAGAATACGCTTTTAAATTTGATTTACGGACAAAAGGTGGAAAAGCAGCCGCCCAAATGTTCGGTCAAATGGCTAAAGCCCAAGAGCAACTGGCTCGTTCTTCTCATTTAACAGCACAGGCATCCTCCAAATTAACGAGAAAGATGATGACTCTGGCAAAGTCTATTGATAGTGCCAAGAGAGGAGCGAGACAAGCCGGAAAATCTATCACTGATATCGCCTCTCACACGAATATTTCCAGACTCCATGATCTTGCCAATATGTTCGATTTCGTTGGACAAAGAAGCCTTAACGTGTCAAAAGCAATAATGAGAGGATTCTCTGGCGTTTATGGACAGCTTTTTGATATTGGAACATCTTTTGAATATATTAAAGGTGGATTAGATTTCGCCTTTGGTAGAAAATCTCAGGCTGTAATGCGTGACGCTTTAAACATTGCACAGGAAACCAATATTTCCACTCGTGAAGTTCTCGATGTCACACGCTCTCTCGGCGTTTTGAAAATCAATCCTTTTTCTGAGATGGTCACTAAGAAAGGGGAGATTCAATCTTCTCTTAAATCGTTGTCTGATTTGGCTACTCTCGTTCCTCAACAGGGAATGCAAGGTGCATTGTTCGCCATCAGGAATGCTCTTTCTGGACAGTGGCGTTCATTGCAGATGCGTTTCGATATTCCCCTCAATATAATTGATGAGATCAGAGCACGAATAGACAAAACCATGAGCACACAGCAACGATTTAATGTCATTATGCAGGGCATTACAGATAAATTCGGCGGTTTAATGAAATCTGTGGAGCATACTGCACGTTTCGCCTTGGATAATATTAAAGACGTTATGACCAACTTGGCTTATGATGTGTTCAGAAAATCTATTGAGGAAATGACACCATACTTTCAGCAGATTTTTTCCTACCTTAAAGCTTTTCGTAGAGATAAGGAATCTGTGCAGGCAATTGCTAAAGTATTTACTGGCATGACAGAATCCATAATGGTTCTTGCAAAATACTTTTTATCCATAGCTAAGACGCTTGTAAACATTGTAAAATTGCATCCTCAAATTGTTAAATACGTTACTCTGTTCGGAGCACTTGCTTTGGGGGTATCGAGTCTTACAGGAGGAATTGCCGTTTCTCTTGGCTTATTGACAAGAATGAGAGCATTGCTTGGCTCTGTGGGCGTTACTGCTAGAGTAGCACAAGCTTCTGTTACTGGATTGGGAGTTGCTTTACGTTTTGCAGGCGTTGTAGGCGCACTTGCTTTAGTTGGAGCAGGCATCTATAAAATTTATTTGATGATCAAAAAGAGCCGAGAAGAAACAGATAAACTTGTCAGCATAGCTCGTGGTTATCAAACAGAAGAATACACATCTATCGCCACTCAATTGCGAGAGGGAGCAAGGCAATTAAAAGAATATACAGAAGTTGGAGGAAAAGGAACACTCTTTGAAGGAATGCCCGCTAAATCTCCTGAAACAAAAGAAGCCTATGAAAAAATACATCAATATATTCAAACTCAGCTTATAGGTAAGCGTATATCAAAGTTTGCGGCTGAAAAAATGTATCGTGATGTAGGCTTGTACAAATATCTTGAAGAAACTACAGGAGAAAAGGGAGAAAAAAGAGTAATTTTAGGAGAAGCGTGGCAAAAAGGCAAATTAACTGTTGGTAAAGGCGGATTAGAAGTAATGCCTATTACTGCAAAAAGAGTTTCTGCTTTAAGAGAAAGTATGATTACTTCGGCTCAACAGCTTGAGGCACTTCGCACCCTTCCCGGTGGAATTCTTGAAACTGAACAACAAAAACAATGGAATCGAGAATATACAGAATGGAAAACTTCTGTGCTTGATCAGATTAGGGAAAGAAGAAGAAAAGCGGCTGAGATGGTCTTAGGCAGAAAGGGAACTGCTACTGAACGAGCATTAGCCATTAAAAATTTAATGTCTTACATCAGAGGAGAAAAAAGCTTTAAGAAACTTGCAGGAGAACCGGGTGCTCCTTATGCTGGAATGGCAGAGGCTAAAATTTCTGGTGCGTCAGAAATTTTAAAGGGAACTTTAACAGGCAAGATTAAAGGACAAGGACTATTACAATCTAAATTATTAATGCCTTTTATGACAGGAGAAGAAGGTGGTGCCTCTATTGCTAACATGATTCTTGGAGAAGCCGGAAAAGAATTAACTCCTGAACAATGGGTTAAGGAAATATATCGTCACGGAATCAGGATTGGGGGAGCAGAGCTTCCCGGTATTCCTTCTGGAACTCAAAAATTAACTGCGGCTCAAAATAAATTTCTTGAAAAGCAAATTCAGCAGAGAGGTGCTCCAGAACTAATTAAAGAAGCACTTTCTACAAAATCCAAAGACACGGAATTTCTTGTTGAAAACATCACTCGTTTATTTGGCAACCATGCTAAATTAATGGAAGAAGGTAACGAGAATACCGAAGAAACCGCAAACAACACTCGCAAGACACAGGAATTACTGCCACCTATATTCAGAGAGATCTTTGATGAATTTACAAGGCGCACCATGATGACTCAGATGGGTGGAAATGTTTTTGCTTCTCGACTCGCAGGAGGCGTATAATGTGGGGTCAAGCATTCTCCATGATGAATAAAGCCCTTGCAGGGCGCATTACAGGCACTCCTTGGGAAAGGACTGTTCGTAAGGGTGCTATTATAAAACTCTCTGATCCGCAGGAAATCATTGGAGAGACACGCTACAACTCCATTTATAATATCTATGCCGAGAACACAGGCATTAGAGGCTTGAAGAAAGCCGTTGAACGTGAGAAAGAGTCTTTAAACTCAATGTTCTTTCCTGCACAGGGATTTAAGCGTAACTACGAAAAATTATTTTTCAATGATGAAATATTCAGCAATGCCATGTTCTTTATGTATAATCCTACAACATGGAGCAGATCTACCCGATCAGGCATTGCTCAAATAAATATTCCGGGTAATAAACCTCGTTTTCACCAAGCTGATATTCCTCCGCAGAAATTCAGCTTTCAATTGATGTTCGATGCGTCCTTGTGGAATAATACCGATGGATCTTTACTAGCGAGTGCTGTAGAGGGCGCAATCGGATTGTTTCCCACTATCAGGGAACTACAAACTTATCACACCGCTTCGGCAATTGAAGGAGGTGCAGAAGATCCTTTTGAAACAGGCTTGGCTTCATTGGCTCCTGTCATTAATTGGTATGAGCGTCTTTGCAGACCGGACAAAAAGACAAAGCGCATACCAGAGCTTTTCGTTGCGTATCAGGATTGGATGGTACGTTGTTATTGTGAAACCTGTGATGTGGAAATTCAAAAATCAGATTGGCGCATGAACATAACTCGATGTATGTTAAATTTAGGTTTTTGCGTTCTTGAAAATAAGAACCTTGAGGATGATGTGGTTTATTCTACACTGTATCAACGGCAACTTGGGGATTTATCTGATGGATCTATCAGAGGTGTTCCTGTACCGGGGAGCGCATAATGAAAACGACTACTTTCAGAAATCAATCTATAAACATTCCCGAAGGAAAGAGACAGGTTCTCTCTCAAAAGGATAATCTGTCTTTGCCTCTTGGCAGGGAACGCTTAGACAACGTTGCCAATGTTGTCAAAGGAAGCAATCTGTTATATAATGAAGTTATGAATGATAACAACATAGGCTTCATGTTCGATGCGGAGCCTAGCAAGAAAATAATAGCAAAATGATAAAAAACCCGAAAACCTTTTGCTTTTTTGATGATGGTCTTTTTGACTATGATGAGGAGATTAAGAAATTTTCTCCTGATCCATATCAGATATTAAGCGAAAGCCCTATGAACAAAATACTGCACGAGCATATTATCGCTGTGAGTGTCACTGATACGTTCATGGGATATGACTCTGCTCAGATTACCCTTGACAATGAAGGGGGAAAATTTACGAGCAAGATGTTTGATAATGCTATTCGTAGGGTTGCTTTGTTCGGGGATGATTTAGACGTTAAGGAAACGGAAGGACAATTTTTAGCCGAAGGCTTGGCTGTTTCTATTTATATGGGATATTATTCTGGCAATAATTTTTCTAAATTAAGGCTCCGCCTAAAAGGTCAAATTTCTCACATGAGCTTTTCATATAATTCTCAAGGCACTCCAAATATCAGCATTCTTGTCACCGACAGATTTACATTTATGGGAAATCCAAGATTGAAGAACAGCGATTTGACAATGATGCTTGAGGGTGAAAAAGGAGAACCTTTACCACTTGAGCAATTCTATATGAGCAATGCTACAAAGGAAAGCGTTGAATTAGCTCTTAATATATCAAAAGGTATTAAAACCAAGGGAGGGGATCGAAGAAATCCGCTTCTTCAAGCTGATAGAACGAGCGAAAATCTCCGTTGGAGTGAGAAAAAGGGAAGGACAAACACTACTGAAAAAACTAAAGTTTATGGATCAAATAAACAGCTCATTGAAACTGTTGGGCTTCGTGACAGTCAAGTTGTTGCCAAAGTAATGAAAAGATATAATAAAAAAGCAAAAGCACTCTTTGGAGATGAATACACTATTAAAAAATGCTTCATAGCCATGACAGGAGAGGGTGGAAATACCTATTCTACTATGACCTGTTATGATCCTCGTGTCCGTACCAACAAAGCCACTCAAAAACTTTCTATCGGCTATTCTGATTATTTACAGTACTTGGCAGGACGGCACAATTTTGATATCTTTGTAAAAGATCGTTGTCTGTTCTTCATGCCCCCGATAATAAAACCTGTTCCAGATTTTGTTTATGTCTATGGTAATCCTCAGAATGCCGAAGATATAAATTTCGATGGAAAACTTATTTCCTTTACGCCTAAATTGAACATTCTGAAAATAGGTGTTGACTACTACGCAATGGAATATGATGAAGAAAATGGGATGGTTAATTATATAAGAAGCTCTATTGCTGAAACTAAGGGAGAAGATTATATAAATAATGTAACTACACATTTATACAGAATGCAAAATTTTGCAGGAGATAAGCCTTTAGGAGATCCAAAAGACATAAGAGTTATTCCTTCAAAGGATGTGCGCCAAGATGTTTATGACCAATCAGGAGGATCTTTAATTATAAACAGCATTTACAATTCTGCCATTGAAGAATTTATAAAATCTATTACTCAAACCGAAGCCGATATTCTTGAAGCAGAGGTTACTCTTGAGGGCAATCCAGAAATCATGGCAGGAATGACCATTCAGATAATTGGTATGAGTGGAGATGCCGAAGCCGGACAACGTTTTGATGGCAATTATCGCATTGAAGAAATTACTCACGATTGGACAGCTAACGGCTATACTATGCGTATGAAGTGCAAAACAAGAGCCATTCAAGGAATAACCGCTATTGATCGACAGGCAATGTTAAAAAATAACCAAGAAGGAAAAAACGGATTTATAGGACTCTGGAAAAGTAAATTTTTCCTAGAGCCAAGTTTATTTTGGGATCGTGTTGCTTCCGAAGATCCTAAAATTCATCCGAGTTTAAGACATCACTTATCTAGTGATGATTATGATGCCTTAATTAATAATGGGCTTCCAAATAAAAATATTCTTTCTAAGCATACGCACGATGAAGATGTTGAAGAATTTGTTTTAATAGATTCTGACATTCCTATGGTGTCTTATGAAGAAGCTCTTTCAATACTATATGGAAAGCCCATTGAACAACCTTGGGAATTAACAGAAGAAGGTATTTCATCTTCTAATGTCATTGTATAGGAGAATGCTTTTTAAATGTTTTATGAAGCGAGAGTATTAAATAACATTGACCCTCAAGGATTAGGCAGAATGTTTGTGTCTGTTCCTGAGATTCATGGCAATCCCAAAAGAGGTACATGGGCTGATGTTTGTATGCCTTTTCGTACTTTTCAGCTTCCTGCTGTCGGGGAATATGTGTGGGTAACTACACGAAAACAAGATACCTCTGATCTTATTATCATGGGCTATCGTCCAAGACGATGCGTTGAAAATTATGTTGGAGATATAGCTGAACGGACAGGAAATGCGGCGGTCTATAAAATTGAAAAGGACAAATCAGGCAATATAAATGTCGTTGAAGATACCGAAGCCAAAAGTTTCAATGTTCCCGACAGATTTACTCCTGTGAAAACCCCAGGTGGAATTGTCTTTTTTGCCAACGATGATTTAAACCGACAGCATTTAAGAGATGCTTCTTTAAAAGATACTCTTGAAAAAGCTCTGGAAAAAATTGATGCAAGTAGGGATTTCCATTGGGGTATGGAAGATCCTATGGGCAACCGTATTCTCGTTGAACAGGTTGACGGAAAAACATACTTTATCTTGCGTACAAAAGGCACTGATGGGAAAAAGGCTTTTGAGATTACCCATGATACCGAAGATAATGAGCTTATAATAAAAAACTTTACCTCCAAGGGAAAGGTTATTATTGATGCAGGCAAGGACGGAGAGATTCGCCTTGGCGCAGATGAGAATGCAGAGCATCAGGTACTCGGAGATAAACTCAAGGCATATCTTGATAATCTTTTTGATGTACTTAATAACTGGGTTCCTGTTCCGTCTGATGGAGGTGCGGCTTTAAAAGCTTTAATTACTTCTTTGCTTGTGCCTTTTCATAATTTAGCAAAAAGTGAAGGACAAGCTAATTATTACTTGTCTAAGAATAACTATGTTGGATATGAGGGTAAAGACTAATGGCATTAAATGTAGTTACTTTTAAAGCTGATTTAAAATCAGATTTTATTTCTTTATTTACTGATTTTTTAAATCAGGATTCTTTGGGCTTAACTGCTCAACAAAAATCAGATCAAAATAATAAAATAGATCAGATAGCTGATGCATGGGCAGATAAATTATCTGCTCGTATTGATGCTTATATCAGAACTGGAACAGTCAACACTACTGTAACTGTTGCATCTGTATCTGGCGTTACTACTGGCGTAGGTGTATCTGGTCCCGGCTCTGGAAGTGGCACAGGAGCAATAACGTGAGAGAACAATATACACTACCAATTAATATTACTAACGGCTTGGGATGGACTTCTCAGGGTACTATTAATTTGGGAAGCACTCAAGCGAAATTAAATGCAACTACGGCTATGCCTGAAAACGATGGAAAGATCTATTGTTGGAAGGATGAAGCTAATCCGCAAGGAGGTAGCTATGTCCGAGAGATTGGCTCTATTATTTCTGGCGACATTGTGCTTAATGGCTCTGCTCTTGATCCGTCTGATCGCATACTTCTCACAATTACAGATGATGAGATAATTGCGGTTGAAGAAGGCATGAGCCTGTATCTTCCTGCTGATGCGATATTAACTGTAACTAATGGAAATTACGTTGGCAAATTTATTATGGTTGCAGATCGCTATCAGAAATCTTATATCTCATCTTATGATACCATGAATAAGTTCAGCCATTGCGAAGGAGAGGGCTTTATACTCGATAATGTGCTTATTTCTGCCTATTTAAACGCCGGAATAAGGCTTTCTAAGGGGGTTTCGGCTGTTTCCCATATCGAGAATACCCTTTTTGACGAAACAGGCGTAAATGGGCTTGAAATCCTTTCTACATACACAGGCACAATAACTACACTTAATAATATATTTGACGGTATTCTCAAAATTACCGACCTTAATTCTTCGGCAACTGTAGATATCCGCAATAATATAATTCAAGCTCTTATTCTAGACAGTGGTTCTACTGATTTTACAGATGTAATTAGAAATAACTACATTAATACCGCTCAAAAATTAAATTCCGAAACTTTGCCCACAATAGAAACCATTCCTAATTGGTACACCATTGACACTCTTGAGGAGATGGAAAATTATCGTGGCAATATTACTGGCACTGATCCTATTCCTGAAAGCTATGGATATATTCAAGATTATGGAAAGGTAGGCTTGGGCGTGAATGGGGGCTTGAATTATCTTGACCAACTTGATGAACTTGATTCTGAACGTCTTGGTGAACGTAACTACAGAATAAAATGGACTAAAAAACAACCGCAGATTGCTAATTCTTATCGTGTCAGGATGAGCATTGATGAGAGTCAACTTCCTTATTTCATGCCAATGTACATTGATGCAGGAGATATGCAGAGTGTCAGGATTTATAATCAAATGACCTTGACAGGATATCCGTCAGATAACGATGGGGATTCAGATGGAATTGCTGACTCACTCTTTAACTTTAAATCCAACAGAATTTGGTATTTTGCTGTCCAAGCACAAATGTTATTGGGAGAACGTTTGCTCGTTCACTTGTCCGAAGCTTCACCCCTTTTGGCTATACCTATTCGAGAATTGGGAGAAAAACCGGACTACAGTTATGGACTAGATTATCCTATTCGTCTTGTCAATGGAGAATTTAAAACTGTTCAAAGATCAGACAGCATAAAAGCAGGAATTTATCAAACTGTAATGACCAATGTTGGCGAAAGAATTTTGCATAACCGTGGTGCAGGATTACGACCGTTTATTTTTGAGGGAACATTAGATCCTGATTTAATGGATCTTGCAAGACAGCATATACGATCAGAATTGGAAGCTGTTGAACCTAGAATAAGGGTTAATGCAATTCAATTCAAAATTCACGAAACAGGCAACAACGAGAAAGCACTTGTTGTTGATATCAGTTATACGGATTTGGAATCGGGAAATTTAGACACTCAAGCAATAGGATTACCTTATGGCACTTTCTAACATTAATTGGGATTATACAAAAGTAAATCTCGCTGGATTGTTGACGCAAGCAATCAGGAGAATACCCGAACTGTCTGCCAAATGGACAAATCTTGCTCCATCAGAGCCAGGTATGGCTATTGTGGAACTGTGTGCCCACATGACCGATGTACTCAAACGTTATGACGATTTTATTGTCCAAAATCTTGATCATCAATCTGCTACTCTCTTAAAGCAGATGGCGAACTTTGCGTTACTGGCGGGTACATCTATTCGACCTAAAACTTCTGCAACCGCACTTTTAAAATTTGATCTTACAGCAGGAACAACTACGCCCTATCTTATTCCGGCAGGAACTCAGGTTAAAACTGACGAGGAGGTTATCTTTGAAACGAGCGAAGATCTGTACATTGGATCTTCCGAAACAGGAAATGTGCTTTCTACAGAGGGCGAGACTGTTCCTGATGTTTCAATAGGGGTTTCAGAAGGATCGGCTTTCCAGCGATTTGAAGTACCCACCGATGCCCTTGTATTTGCTAACGATGAATATGCTATTGACGTGGACATTACCGAAGGAGGTATTCAACGTCGATGGGAATACATAGATTCTTTAATCAACGCAGGATCTCTTGAACGCAAATATTCTATTGAAGTTTCTGAAAACAAATTCTTCATCGTGTTTGGAGATAATAAAACAGGATTGATACCGCAAGCAGGATCCGCAATCTCTGCTACCTATCGAGTGGGAGGAGGAGAAAGAGGCAATGTTGATGCTGACGCTATTAATATCCTCGTCACGGAAGGATTAGCTGTGGACACTGTGACTAATCCAGATCGTAGCTACGGTGGATTGGAACAGGAAAGTATCAATTCTGCAAGGAATACGATCCCTGCTTCTATTAAAGCTAATGATCGGGCAATCGCTACGGAAGATTTTAAAACCCTTGCGGAGCGTTTTGATGGGGTTGCCATTGCCAGATCCTTTGCCATTGCACAGGCTATATACATTTTTGTCGTGCCAAGCACAGCAGGAGAGCTTACACAATCTCTTAAAACTGCTTTGGAAACATACTTTGCTTCAAAGAGTCAACAGGGATACGTTATCAATATTATGCAGGCAACTTATAAGGTTGTAGGCATGACTGTATCCGTTAAGGTTAAGAAAGGATATTCGGGGAAAGCAACAGACGTATTAAATGAAGTTAAAGATAATTTAACTGCTCTTTTAAGCCCTGTATCTGATCCGCCAGATCTTCAAGGAGAGGACGGAAAAATTTCTCTCTTTATTAATGATTTTGGAGCAGACCTTCATATAGACTCTATCTATACTGTCATGCGTAACACAAGTGGAGTAGAATATGGAAACATCACTGAGCTTTTGGTTGATTCTGTTTCTGTGCCTATTGCTGATATTTCTGTCGATGACTTTGAAATAATAAAAAATGGCGTGATTACTATAACTGTGATAAGCCAAGAGGGTGATGAATACACCTCGATATTCGACCCCTTGAATCAAAATCAAACCCTTTAGGAGAACGTATGGAGCATATTTCTGTGAGAGATGTAGTTTCTGTAATTACTCTTATTTTCGTGATTCTCGTGATCCCGCTTGTCAAATTATTTTCTTCTGGCATTAACGAGAAACTTGGAGTTATTTTTAATAAGTTGGATCTCATGCAGACAATTGCAGGCTGTGAGGAGATTCGCAAAAGCAGAGATAAGCTAAATACCGAAAGAGGTGACAGAAATAAAGAAGATCATGAGCGTCTTGAAGCTGATATCAACGGACTCGGTGGACGTGTAAATAAAATTGCTAACGGAAGGACATAATGGCTTTTTTTCGTGAACAGATTAAAAAAGGAATCATTGATGTTGTCCGAAAGAAAAGATCTTCTGACTGGCGTAAGGTTAGAAAGGCTTTTATTAAAGCGAACAATGTCTGTGCTTGCTGTGGACGAGAAAAAGGATTAGAAGTACATCATATTGAGGATTTTTCAACAAGCCCACATCTTGAACTTGAATGGGGAAACCTTATTACACTCTGCGGAAAATACTGCCATTTTATTTTTGGACACCTAATGAATTGGCAGAGTATCAATCCTGATATCAGGAAGGATGCAGAAAATTTTTTTGAAAAGAAGCAAAACAGGCGAGAATAATATAAATTAATCATAAGGAGAACTTATGGTCGATATTGAAACCTTGAGAACGGAGCTTTCCACCGATCCTAAAAATATAGGCTATGCGCCTCTTGTTGAGGACAATCAGGATGCACAGCTTGTTGAGCTATTAAACGCAACTACCGGAAATGGTGCAGAAGAAATAGATATTTTGAATCTGGATCATGACACTTTCGTTCTCCACATTGCACCCATTTTTCTTGAGCTTCCCAATAAGGATGAAGCAATTCAGAAAAAGTGGGACAGAATGCTCACTACTCTTGTTGGCTTAAGGGAAATTGGTGTAGGCACTCCGCAGATGCAGGGAATATTTTCTGCCCTTGTTTCTGACGGATTACTAACGCAGGAATATATTGACTCTTTCACTAAAAGAGTAGGCTCTCGTGCTGAAAATATTTTCGGGGAAAATATCACTGTCACTCAAAAAGACGTGGCAATGGCTTTGAGAAATGCTGACGGAACAGGAGCAATATAATGGCTTTCACAAAAACCGCAAGAACCATAAGATCCTCCACGTCAAACGGTGCAGGATCTACCACACGAGCCACCATTGATCTTCGTACTGTACAGGGTGGAGGCATCCTTACGATGAAGATCACGAATGGAGGAACGGGTCCTACTGTACAATGTGAAGGGCGTGTTCTCATAGCTCATAATGATGGGGCTACTCCTTCTGCTGCCAGTGCAGGATCGGATTGGAAAACAATCGCTTCTTTCGGAGGCGGAACGGCAAACAGCGAGGTTACAGAATTTGCCATGATTGTAGATCCTTCTGTGATGCATCTTGAAGTGGAATTTACCGGCAATACTGGACAGGCTGTTACTGTTGAAGCCTATATGTCGGAGCTTTCAACACTGAGTTAATTATGATAATGGTTAGACCGCGCATTCTTACTCCTTTAGCGAACCGCTTTGTACAGCAGGTGGATTGGAATAATCCGCTTGCCAAGGATCTGCTTGTTGCAGGACACGCCAATGCTCGTTGGGTTCAAAAGCCTCCTACTTTGACTGTTGTAAAAGAAGGCTTGGCAATTTCTGGAGCATCATCAGCACAGCTTCAAGGGAGGATTCATCATAAGGGAGGAGAGCCTGTTGAATATGGTGTAGAAAGCTCAACTATTTTTTGTTGGGAATATTTTACTATTCAGCCTGCTTGGAACTCTGGATCATTTTCTTATGGAGATTGTTCTTCTGCATGGCCAAATGATGAAGGTTTACGTTTAGGATCTATGAAATCTTATGGACAAGTTTCTGTCTATGCACGAGATTCAGATGGCAACGGACAAACCTCAAATGTTGATATTGTTTCTGGAAGTATAGCAACTGGACGTTCATATAAAAGGACAGGCGTTATTCTTTCTGATTTAACTCTGGAAGCTTATGATGAAGAAGGAAATTATGTTGGCAACGATACAGGCTTGCAGGGAAAGACTTATTATACTTCCGGTGCTACTTACGATGAGCCTTTTGTCGGAGCGAGCGATAATTCTTCTGGAAATGATGAAGGAACACATACCATTTTATGCTTACGATGGGGTCGTGTACTTTCTCGTGCGGAGATCAGGCGTGTACATCAAAATCCTTGGCAAATATTTAAAATGCAACCTTTAATGATTACTCTTGCCGAAGCAGGCGTTACACCTAGAGGGCATGGCGTTATGACAGGCGTTGGCAGAGGCGTTCAGGTTGGCGTGGGATAAAGGAGAACGAAATGAAACAATGGGTAAACGTTGATATTAGCAATGACCGTGTTCTAGGCTATCAGAACACAGGGGCAAATGAATTGCCTCCCTGTCCAGAGAATGTTCGTCAGGTTGAATTAACTGATGAACAAATGTCTGCTTATCATGGAATGGCACATACGGCACGTCTTGAAAACAGGCACATCACCGAAGAAGATGGTGAACTTACCCTTTCTCCTGACGAGCGTATTTATCTTGATATCATTGCTGATAAATCTGAGGTGCTTATTAAAACCGAAGAAATTACTTTTACTATAAGAAAGCTTAATCCAGAGGATGATTCTATTGATGAATCCTTTAATGAAACAGTAAAATTTCCTTTCAATCAAAGGCTGTTTCGTGTTAATTTTAATGGAGGCGTTGCTCAATACACAATGACCTTTGAAAAGAGCAGGCGCAGGATTATTGACTCAACAAAAAATTTTAAAATAAAAACGCCCTTAATAATTGATGTGGTAGAATAATGCCAATAATTAAATCTATACAGACAGGCAATTGGAGTGATTTAGGCACTTCTGACAGCTATAAAGAAATCACTATTTCGGCTGTCACGATTGCTAATGCTGTAGTTACATATACTATCAGAACAGAAAGTGAGAATCGTCCCAATAAAGATTCTTGGACGTGCTTTCTTAAAGATACTACTACTATTCGTTTTGAACGGGATGAAACAGGATATACAGATGATGAATATGTTGAATGGGAGGTTACTGAATTTGAATCGGGAGAAATCAGTGTTCAATCAGGCGCACAGGCTTGTACGGCAGATCCTACGGACATCACGATAAGTGCCATTACATCTGGAAAAGCTGTACCCATATTATTCTTTAAAACGGATCTGCTTGCCGATACACAAAAAGAATTTATGCCTGAACCTTCTTTTACAAGTACCACTAATTTGCGCTTGGATTTTCAAGCTACTCCCGGCACTGACGATTATTATTTGACATGGCAGGTTGTTGAATTTAATTCTGCCGATGTTTCTATTCAAACCGGATCGGCATCTTGGAACAATAACCAAAGCCCGAAAGATGTGACAATATCTTCTGTAACTATAAATAATTGTTGGGTACTTGGATTCAATGCTACTTCTGATGTTGGTGTTTCTACAAAATTTGGAAAAAATCTTTCCAGAAATTATCTATCAGATTCAACATCCTTGTATCTGGAAAATATTATCACTTCACCTTCGATTATTACTCTTTATTGTACATGGTTTGTCGTTGAATTTCTGGATGGAACAACCGTCCAAAATGGCACTAGCAATATTACCGATACTAATACTACTTTAAATATAACTCTTACGACTATTGATCAAAGCAATACAAGTATAATGAACCATTATCGCTTTATGAACTTTTCTTCGGATGCTACAGCAGGAGATTCCGCACAGGAAAGTTTACACACAAAAAAGCTTACGAGCACTACCAATATGCAATATGAACGATTTACAGGCAATGGAGATGTTTCTGTTGCTTGGTTCGCTATTGAATGGGCATTGGAAGTTGCTACCATACATAGACGTGGCATCATGGATGGCGTTGCACGAGGAGTCGGCAGATAATCCAAACACAGGAGAAAATATATGGAGTGTCAAAGAGACAAAAATGTAGCCGCTTATTTTTCGATCCCTATGATCGATAAAGCATCCCCTGAATCATTCAAGACAGGGGAAACGGTTACAGATACGGCTTACTATAAAGATGGTGCAGGAGCGTGGACAAGCCTCGCTATTACTGACACCTTCTCCGAAATAGGCTCGACAGGGGTTTATGAAATTTCCCTGACCGCCGCCGAAATGAACCATGATCAAATTATGATTAAGTGTACTGCAACGAACTCGCAGGACAATTCGATCATGTGCTTCACAGGAGCTACTCCTGCCAATGCGAAGAAGATCAGTGACGATGCAACCGCAGCCGATGATCTGGAACTTCTGGTCGAAAATGCAAAGGGCACGGATCATAAGATCCTTATTTCTACGGACGCACAGGATCTTAGCGGAAATCTCGATGTCAACACCAAGACTTTTGAAAGCACTCTGGATCTGACCACTAATATGAAGAACAGTGTCAATGCTGAATGTGATACCGCACTGACAGACTATGACGCTGTTGTTCCTGCGGATCTGCCTTCAAACTTTAGCTCCCTCAATATTTCTGTGGGTGGCGTTGTACAATCTAATCTCATGGAAATGAGAAGCGTTGCACAATCCGCTATCGACCTCACCGATTTCGCAGATGCAGGCTACGATCCCGCAACGAATAAGGTACAGGGCGTTGTTCTTGTTGATACAACAACTGCTGTAACTAATGAGGTTTCTGCTGACGCTGTAAAGATTTCCGGTTCAAGCACCGCCGCAGATAATGTTGAAGCAGTTGTTACAGGAACAGGCGATACAGCAGATGTGGATATTGCAATTCGGAGACTCATCATCAATAATGATACCGCCAATCCTGCCATTGATGTTGACAGCACAGCCGGTGATTGTTTACGCATGGACTCCACAGGAGGTTATGGCGTAAGAATTAATTCCTCTGGATCAAATCAACACGCTGTTTATCTTAATGCCAGTAGCTCTGGAGGCAAGGGTGTTTATATACAAACTGGCTATGATGCAGGCGTTCATATTCAATCTTCGCAGGGAGGCGGATCTGGTGATGCTGTTGTTCTTGATTCTAATGGTGGACGTGCGTTATATGCACAAAGCAATGCTACTATTGGTGTTGAGATTGGAGGTTCAGGATCTAATCCCGGCTTGCGGATAAATGGAGGCGATACAGGACACGCTGTTGATCTTAACGGCGGTGCAACATCAGGAGATGGCATTAATATCACTACCGTTGATGGACATGGCGTTATCATTGATGCCAATGGATCTGCTAAAGATGGCATCCAGACTAAATCTGCTGGTGGAAGTGGAATCTATGCGTACTCTACAGGATCAGGACAGAGAGCCGTATATATACACGCATCAGGAAGTGGAGGCATGGGCGTTGATATCTGGGCGCAGAGTGGAACAGGCATTGACATTGACGGATCTACTGGCATTGATATTGAAGCTACCACAAGAGCCATGTGGCTAAAGGGAGGAGGAACTTCTCCCGGTGTTCAGATCGATGGTGGTGGAACGTCAGGAGATGCCCTTACTTTTGAAACTACTGATGGGCATGGGATCAGCTTTAATACAAATGGATCTGGAAAGGTTGATATCAATACCACTATTGATGCCAATACTATTCAGATGGAGGGCGTTACACTCCAAGCACAGGTTGGAGATAACTTTGATTCCTTCTTCCAGAATAGCGGAGGTGCAACATCTAAAATCGTGGATAATGTCGGAACAGGAGGCGCAGGACTTACTCAGCAACAGGTTAGAGATGCTCTGCAATTATCACCGACCTCATCTTCCGAACCTTATCCTGCAAATTCCATTGACGCTTATCTCGATGCCATTCAGGACAAGCTGTTTAGTGGCGTGACGGACGTTAATCTTGTTCAGATCGATGGACAGGCTACAAACGGAAATAATGCTACTTTAAAACTTAAACAGCTTCACATTGTCAATTCTGCGGGTTCTGGAATTTATACCAGTGGATCTACTTTTGGAATTGAATCTACTGGAAACACCGCAGGAGCTTCTATTACTGCTCCGGGTGAAAGCAACGGCATAGGACTTATCATTGCCGGTGACGGAACAGGCGTAGGTGTTGACATTGATGGAGGCGATACTGCAATAGGCGTTGACATTGCTGGAGGTACAACATCAGGAGATGGTATAAAAATTACTACTGTTTCTGGACACGGCATTTATACGGATGCCAATGGATCTGCTAAACGTGCTGTTTATCTTACTTCTTTTGCTGAATCAGCAGTTCGTATGGATGGAGTTTTAAGAGGCTGTGAAATTAGATCCGGCACTGAGGGCGTATATATACTTGCAGGCGAAGGCGCAGGCGGATCAGGCATATATATTACTGCTAATAATGGCGGTAATGCCATTCATGGCTTTTCTATCGGAGGCAATGGATCAGGCTTCATCTTTGAAGGACACGGATCTGGTGAAGGCGGTGTTATTCAAGGACAGCAAACAGGCGGAACAGGAGATGGCTTACAGATTAATGGTGGTCAAACATCAGGAAAGGGCGTAAATGTTACCACTACTGATGGAGATGCTGTGTACTTTGGCTCTGATGGAGATGGTCATTATGGACTCAACATTGAAAGCCATGAAGATGCTGTCGCACTTACTGGCGGTGCTATAAGCACAGGCGCAGGAGGCGCACTCATAATGTCCTCCATTGGATCTAATCAGGACGTTGTTACCATTCTCGCTAATACCTCTGGAAAGGGTGTCGTTGTAACTTGCTCTGGCGCAGGCAATCCTGCTATCGATCTTACAAGTGGTGCTGACGGAATTAAGATTACCGCAGGCACAGCAGGCACAGATGCAGGAATCCACGTTGCACAAGGCGCAAGAGGCATTAATCTTAGCGGTATCACAGGAGACTCCATTAATGCCGGAGGCAACGTTGTCATTACTGGCAACCTTTCTGCTTCGGGTACAACTTCACTTATTCTTACACCGGGGTCTTACGTCAATCATCCTAATGTGGATCTGAATGCTGATCAATCTGGCGTAACTGTCGGAACTGTGACTGACGTAACTAATCAGGTAACTGCTGATGTTACTTCGATGGAAGGCATATCACTGTCAGGCAAGGTCGGAGATAACTTCAACGTGTTCTTCCAGAATGCAGGCGGAGATACTACTAAGATCGTGGACAACGTGGGCGGATCAGGAGGCTTAACTCAACAGCAGGTGCGTGATGCAATGCAACTCTCACCTACTACAAGCTCCGAGCCTTATCCTGCCAATTCTATTGATGCCTACCTTGATGCGATTCAGGATAAGCTCTATAGCGGTGTCACCGATGTCAACCTTATTCAGATTGACGGGCAGGCAACGAATGGAAATAACGCTACACTTAATCTCAAGCAACTGAATATTCAGAATTCCGCAGGAGCAGGCGTTGTTATTGCCGGAGTAGGAGCAGAAGGTGTGCATATACAAAGCACCGATGCTTCCGTTGTTAAACTTGTAGCTAATAGCGGAGGACATGGTATTGAGATTGACCTCACTTCTGGCGTTGCAGGCGGATCAGGCATATTCATGGATGTGGATCAGGGACATGGTATCGACATCAATACTACTAATGCAAGCAAAAACGGTATCAATATTGCTTCTACACAGCATGGCATTAGTCTTGCTGTTACAGGAGATGGCATCCGTTCTATCGCCACTTCGGGTTATGGAGCTAATTTGTCAGGAGGCTCTGCCGGATTGTTTGTTGATGTCACTAGTGGTGGAGGCTTAGGAAGCTTTGTCATTCGTGATACAGGAAGTACTGGTATAGGAATAGATGCATCAGGAACTAGCACTATCGTGCTTTCTGGTGGATCTTATATCAATCATCCTGCTGTCACTGTCTCTGGCACTGTAAGCGCAGACATTGTTTCAATCGGTGGAAGCGCACAATCCATGACAGACCTCAAAGACTTTGCCGACTCTGGCTACGATCCTGCTACCAATAAGATCGAAGGCGTAAAAGTTGTTGATACCACAACAACTAATACGGATATGAGAGGAACGGACTCTGCGTTACTTGCTTCTTCAATGCCTACCAATTGGAGTAGCCTCTCGATTGACGGATCTGGACGTGTTGTAATTCAAGGCACGTTCAATACGCTCGATGATCTTAGCGGTGCTGACGGAGATACCTTAAAAGACATCTCGGATCAGATCGATGGAATCTCTGTACCCTCCGCTTCCACTGTTGCCGATGCTGTCTGGAACAAGGACGTTTCGGGTTATGGATCAGATGAGGATCTTGTAGGAGCAATGATTCGCAAGAACTTCATTGCTCTGACCTATCCTTTCCGCACTTGGGAGCCTTCATGGAAAACTGCCGGACAGGTATGGTTACAGATCTTCGATAAGACCGCAACACCTCCTTACTCATCAGGAGATGTGATTTACGAAAGCAGGCTGTTTGCAAAAGACGGAACTACCAATCCTACGGTGAATGCTACTGACATTGCATCAAGACAGCAGATTGTAGCAGTTCCATAAAAAGGACTACTAAATGGGCATACTAGCAACTGACGGTTATGGTCAGGGATTGCTTCCTACTAGGGGATATGGCTCTGCCGGAGCAGGAGTAGAGCCTATTCCCTCGGAACGTCTGCCTCAAGGCGTTCAAATCCCTGCACCTTTACACAATAATGCAAACGTAAATTATTCCTATACCTGTAGACCTTATGGACACAGGCATAGGAAATTTCAGCTTTTAATTGATGGGTTTGCAGAAATTCAAAAGCGTTATCGAACAGAGCATTTCAATATCGTTGCCTCTTACGTTAATCAATATGAAGCTTTTCATGAACCGGGTGCTGAATATAAATTTTCAGACCTGACAGCGTACTATCCTTTTGATGGAGATACTACTGCTGAAAAGCTTGAGGATAAATCAGGCAAAGGACACGATCTTACTCTTATCGGTGGAGCAAATCAACCAACTTTTGTGGATGGACAATATGGAACTGCTTTATTGCCTAAGAAAATCGGATCAAGCATGGCTTACACCGATGATTGCTTGTACCCGAATATTTCTGGTGGATTTACAGCAATGTTCGTTTCTGGATGGATCGCTCTGCCTCTTGAAAGTTCTGTTGAGATTAATAATGAATTAATGATCTATCAGAATTACAATGGCACTACTAATTTTAAAATCGAGATTACGCCTGCCGGACGAATTAAAGTAACTATTGATGATGGGACTAATTATCTTATCTGGTACACTGAACAGCCTTATCTCACTACTTCTTATATACAACATTTTGTAGTTACATATCGTAAATCTTTACTTGTAAATGGAGAAACAGGCATTCCCATTATCCGTGTTTTTGTAGACGGACAGGAAAGGCTCACATCCTTATTTGTCAGCGATTCTGGCGCACCGAGAGAGCTTGTTTATGGTGGAAGCACCAAGATAGGAACCGAATCAGGCGTTCTTATTGATGAGCTACGGATAGGAGGTCATGATCTGACTCTTTCTGATGTCATTACCGATTACAGGCACAGGCATAATCTTATTGAGTTTGATAATTTTCCCGGCACAGCACTTTCAAGTGAATGGGATTACTCTGGCATTGTTACTGTTGCCGATGGAATTGCCTTACTTTCCAACGGAGCATTGATTGTAACCAATGATCGTGTACGAACAAAAGAATTTAATCTCGCTACACAATTATATGTCGATGCGAGATTAGGATCAGGAGGAGGTGGAGATGGCGAACTCATTGCAACGCTCAAGGACGGAACGACTGAAATCTATTTCAAGATCGTTGTTCAATATTCTGCCGGTGACGGACAATTCAAACCTGTGCTTAAAGTCGGCTACAAATATGTGGACGGATCTTCCACAACTTTTGAGAAAACCCTTGACATAGCTTTCGATGCTTTTTCCGATAAGGAATACCGCTTTGTTCTTTATCTGGATAGAGTATTCAGAGGCATCAATTATTCTCTGGCTTATTATGAGCGAAACGATGTTGTTTCCGGCACACCTGTATGGACAGAGATAATTGCCAAGACTTCTATTTATTCGGCAACCGTTACGGGTGATTATGCTTTTGCTTTTCAGCTTGAGCATAACACTCTTAATTCAAATATACCCATGGGAACATCTCAATATGAGGTGCGAAGCAGGAATAATATTTTAAAATACTCACCCATAACTACATAAAATTATGCTGGAAGTAGCAGAAAACACCATTATCCAATTACAGGCGCAACCGTTTCAAGATATTGTACCGCCTGCATGGAGAAACTATCAGGAATACGAGCAATATCTCGATTTTCTCGGACAGCAATTCAATGAACACCATGAACGAGACAATCAGATTCTTGATATCTACGACCTGTTAAAGTGTCCTCCCGAACTTTTGAAGGCTGTTGCCTATAACCTCGGCATGGAAATTCCTTCCGATGAGGATCTTGAAACCTTTGTAAGACGAGCATTACAAAAAGCAATTACAATTTACAGGAGCAAAGGCACTTTTGATTCAAACAATACTGATGTTCAGGGAATAGGGTTATGGATTAAAGCTCTGACAGGCTACGATATTTCCATTACCCATTATCCGATCATCAATCCAATGATGTTTGTAGATTGGCTCAACTATCGAGTGGCTCTTGAAAGACAGCTTGCCTATACAGAATGGACAGCCGTTCATCCTTATGAGATTGATCCCGACACTGGCACAAACAGGATCATGTATCTCGATGAGCTTCCGCATTATGCATCTTCGCCTGCTACTTACATGAATGGAGTTGGTGTTAATTACGTTCATACAGGCTTGGGATCTGTTTTATTTGATTTTAGAACTTTTGATGGAACAGACATTAATAATCAAGTGATTCCCGATCTCGGCTTGAATGCAGGGATAGCTTTTTTCTATGACAATCGAGCCTACATTCTTTTTGGGCAGAATGGATCTGGTACATTCATGCCTCAATATTCCTATTATGATTTTAATACTAACGTATGGGAAACTGAAACTGACATTACCCTTCCGGCAGGAACCACAAATATTGACATAGCCGAAAGTAATCAGACCAAAACATTCAGAGATAAATTTTATTTTATTGGACACCGCAACGGAGATACAGCTAACAATCGTTTGTTCAAATTCGATTTGGCAACAAGGACACTCACAGAAATAATGGTTGTTAAAGACTATGCCTGTTTCTCTAACACAAAATGCTTTTGGGTTGACTCTGGCATTCTCAAGGGCTATGATTTTATTAGAGAAGAAACTTTTACTCTTGGAGATCTTAATTACTCTGGTACTATTTATTCAGCTACTTATTATAACGGACACATTTTATTTTACGCAGATAATGACATCATCTTGCTGTATAATTTATATTACCGCACGTTTAAAACATATCCTGCTAATTTAGTTACTCCCAGTATATTTAATGCTGGTGGAAATATCCGTTATTATGGCAACTATCTCTTATTGGAAAAAATTGTTACTGCAACAAGTAAATCTGTATTGCTCTACTTTAATCTTGCCAATATTCTTGATTCTGATTCTGGATCTACTATCAATCTTGTTGGCACTCTATATAATTTATCAGGATCAGGAGTTCTTAATACATCTTTCGGTGCCTATGTAAGCGCAGGCAGAATTACCTACCCATCAACACTCATTATTGATATTGATTCTTCTGGAGAGTTTACTCATAATCGACCTCTCTACGCTCGAAAAATGAACATCATAAAAACTTATATTAACCGATATGTACAAGCAGGAGTATCTGTAATTTTTAATGACGATAATCCGTTATAAAGGAGATACAAAATGGCAGAGCAATTCTTAAACTATGAAGGACGGAACACCTTCAATTCAGCTAACGGCTACGAAAAGACTAAAGTTGTAAACGGAGGCGCACCGCAGAATATTGATCTCAATGAGCAGTCAGCCATTGATGAATTTATGCGGAGAAGGATTATTGTTGACGGATTTACACAAGGAAAAAAATACTCTACGGATTTTATTCTTAGCTACTCTGGCGGATCTTTAAGTTTATCTTCTGGAACTCTCTGGCAGGATGGCTACAGATTAAATATTGCTTCAAACCAAACCATTGACACAACTAAAGACTATAAATCAGTAGCTCCTTCTCCTGCTGTAAATCGTAATGGGCGTGTTTATCTTGTTCATGCCAAACAGGATTATTTAGATCCTGCTCGAAAGCTTACTGTTTTAGACAAAACAGGACAGGCGATTCAGGTTGATACTGCTGTTGTCGAAAGGCGTTTGTGGGATATTTATATTGATTGGGATTCTGATGAGTCTGGAACAAATGTTGATCGCATAGATTCCAATGAAGCACAGATTCTCGATGATAGCACTGGACACGCTTTTGATGGAAAGGAGTCTTTTGCGGATTCAGCAATAAACGGATATACAGGATATATTTATTATCTTGGAGATATTAATTTACAGTCTCCTAACCCCCCTACTTTTGATCAGGCTTCTTCTCAGGAATTTAACGGAGCACCTGATACTGAACTGTACACTGGCGGTGATTTAGCTCACCGCAGAGATACGGAACGTGCAGGACTTATTTATTCTTCTGCTATAGGAAGCTATGATGGATTGCAGGCTTCTCTAGGAGCTGTTCCTGGTTCTCCTTACTCTTATCCTGCTCACGCAAGCGGAATAACCACTTGGTATATTAAAAAAATTAATATCAAACAAACAGCAACAGGGGAACAACTGCATTTTCCTGATTTGAATGCTTATACTGATCTGGCTTCTGATCAGGCGTTTAACATTGTCAACATTGTTTCTGATGTTTTTTTAAAATCTATTCTTGACGAATTTGGAGCTTCTCCGAGTGAGGATGATGTTACCGATGGAGTGTATGTCCTCAAGGCGAATGCGCTTGACCTGACAAAAGCAACTTCTTATTCAATAACAAAACTTGGTAACAACTCTGTTTCTGATTTCGTTAAGGATCGATGGGATGTTGATTCTGATGAAGCAAATTTTGTTATCGCTACATTTCGTTTCGTTCTTTATGATATTGTCGGAGGAACTGATGGCTATGTCGGTTTTGAAACTGATGCGGGCGATATCAGCTACTTATGGGATCGCAGAACCTATCAGATCAATGCTCTTGATAAAATTAAATCAAGTTTTCAGGAAAATGTTGCCAATCTTCATTCTCGCTATATTTTTCGGGTGGATGCTGTTGGCACATTTGGTGTTGAAAATGTTTATGTTGGAGATCGTTTATCTGGCAGAGTTATAAAAGTTGTTGCTCCTAATCTTCTCTATGTCACTATGTCTCAAGGAACACCCCTTGTCGGCAATGTGATTACTGATACAGGAGCAAGTCCTTCAAAAACTGCAACCATACAAGAAATCGTGGCTTCTCCTTTGGACACTCCTGTTATTGTAAAAGGCGATACTGATTATAAAGAAGGGTCTACTCTTTTGCCTTATGATCATGATGCTGACAATGACGAGAGCGATTTACAGACTGTTCCTTCAAGTCTTGATACGGCACTGGCAAAGATTCGTGGTGCTTTTGCGGCTCTTTTGCCTACTACTTTAAGAGACACCGTTGTTGAGGTGACAAACTACTGGAATCAACTTCATAAGAAAGGCATAGAGCTTCCGAAGATTATTCTCTGTGAAGATGAACTCGGATTAACGGGGGGACAATTTATCTGTAAAGCTCCTACTAGAGAAAGGCTTGTAGGAGGTACTCATATTCAGATGCCTTACGGAAACACGTCTTTTGATAAAGGAGAATTGACTACTCAGCTTATTAATGTCACCAGAGCTTTATCAGATGATCAAGGAGTTTCTACTTCTCATGGTGATCCTATTATTGAAATGTCTGGACAAATTGATTCTGCTGTTGGAACATGGGGAACCTTTTTAAAGCTAAGAACTTATTATGGATCTGGAACAGGACTTCATGCTACTAGTGGCGGTATGATTGTTCTTGAAGGAAGAAACGGCATTGTTGCTGTACCCTTTGGAACAGATTTTCCGGGTTCTGTTTTAAATGTTAATCCTTCAAATGGAAACGTTGCTGTTATTATAGATGGAGAATCTGGAAAAATCAGTGCTTATGAAGGCTATATAAGAAATTTATCTTTTCAAAGCGTTAGTATAAATACTGTTAATTCCGTTTTTCAAATATTAGGACAAGGATCTACTTTTGATTTTAGTCCTGCATCATCTGGATCTTTTACAATAGGATCTACTTTAACTTCTCCTGTGGTGTTTACTTTAAAAGGCACTGTAACGACTATTACAGGCGCACAACTTAATACTCTTTCTGATGGAAGTGATGCAGATTCTTTGCATACACATGAAAGTCTGAGTAATATTTATGGAGGAATTTCTGATACAAATATAGATTCCCCCGGAACAAGAACACTTGCTGTAGACGGAACTTATTATCAATATAATGGTTTTACTACTAATGATGATTATGAGGGCGCTACTCCTGACTATACTAATTATCACATTACTGCTGATTCTGCTGGTAAATATTTTGTTTCTATAAGCGCAACTTTTTCTGGAACTAATGCAGCAGATCTTATTCGCTTTAAAGTTTTTAAAAATAATGGAGCCACAGCTTTTGAAAATTTACAAAATGAGGCTACAGTTTACGCTGTGGATGAAAGAATTTGTGTTTCCATATCAGGTGTTATAGAATTATCTGATGGTGATACCTTGGAATTATGGGTAGCTAATATAGGGGCTACTAACAGCATAAAAATTTATTCTGCAAATATGTTTATGCAAAGGGTAGGAACTTAAGATGGATCTTAAATCTGAAATCAAAATGGATCGTTCTCCCTTGCGTGAATACACAAGGGACTACGTTGACGAAAAAGACGAGCAGGAGTACATTAAGGACGGACAAAACCTGTGGGAATATGGATTGACTGCTACTATTACCCATTGGAAGCTCGATCTCAATGCCTCTGTGCGCCACGATGTTTTTGATGAATGGATTACTGAAATTTTTGGCGATCCATTCACCGTTAAGGGCAGACTCGATACTTCTCCGTCCGAAGATCTTATGAAGGAGATTGGTACTGCCAGAGACATTGATGGCATTCTTACCGTTCATAAAGCCGATTTTGATGATCGGGAAATTGCTGTCACAGACCTGTTCTCTTTTAAAGGTGTCTTTTATAAGATATCTTATGTAAATACAGATAATTTGTTTAGGGAACATAATCTGTTCCTGCAATTTGGAGTGTACAAGCGCAATACTCCTGAATTTGATGCAGGCGTGAATCAGGCAATCATTAACCAATAGGAACATTTATGGCACGTCAAAAAAAGCGTACCAAGAAAAAACAAAAGCAAATTCCTTTGACTGATACACTTAACACCGTATCAATGGAAACTGAAAATGCTCGTGGTATGAAAAGCTTGGCTTCCATGAACGGACGAAAAGTTATCGGAAGCGGGCGACAATTTTTTACTCCCGGTAACTAAGGAGGATTTCATGGCAAAAATGCGTTCCGTTAAAAAAACCAAGGCTCATCCCGGTTTCAAGGCTGTCCAGAAAAAAATTGCAGGGAGCAAGGGCGTTTCAATGGCTCGTGCCGGGGCTATTCTCGCTTCCAGTACACGCAAAGCCTCTGCCAAAGCTGTTCGTAAGAATCCTCGATTAAAACGTGTGCGAAAGGGGAAATGATGGCTAAAAAATGTCCAGGTGGAAAAATCCGTTCTAAAGGCAAAGGACGTGGACTCGGCATCGGCAAGGGAAAGGGTCCTTTAGGCAGACGAAAAAGAAAAAAATAACTACGGAGAATATTATGGCAAACACAGCGAACTCAAAAAAATTCGGGCGCATTCGTGGACAACAAAAGCCTAAGAAAACGAAAGCAAGCCCTGTCATTAACGGCGTAGCTCGGGTTTCTGATATTCCGGGGCAAAGGCGCACTGTTTAAATAACTACACTTAATTATGAATAAGGGGCTAAAGCGTGTAGAACGGCAAATTCTATGCGATATGAGTGTAAACCTGTCTCTTGAGGACATGGAGGACATAGACAGGCTTAAATCGTCCTGTAGACACGCTTTAAGGCTCTCTAACATTAAAGTAGCCAAGAATCCAGACGGAACAGACCTTATCCTTGAAAAGAACTTTAAACCGCAGGGAATTACCTTAATATTCCTTTTAGAAGAATCTCACTTTACCCTTCATACTTATCCAGAGCACCGGGGTATCACCATTGATTTATCGTCCTGTGGAGATAAAAGCGACCCCATGAAAGCCATTTCCTACTTGAGCAATGAGTTTGAGATGATCAGCTCCAATACCAGAACCATAGATCGTGGAATACCTCAATATGAAATATAACTACATAGCAATTCTATTGTTATTATTTATAGGCTGTTCTTCAAAACCTATAAAGTGGCATACTAAAAAAGAACCTTGTGATAGAGAACTTTATGATTGCAGGGAATTGCCATGAAATATACTGAAACAACATATCCTATTAAATGGTCTTATACAGGCAGGCATGAAGATGTTATTGTAGGCGTGTTTCATTTTATCTCCGCTATCAATATGCCGGGGTTTCATGACAAGCCTTTTAATATTCAAGAAATCCTTCGTATGTTCAAAGAGGGGGTTGAATGGGGAGGCAAGACTCATCATTTCTCTGCTCACAGGCTTATTAATCGTAATGGTGACAGATATAATCTCGTTGCACTTAGGGATAGGGCTTGGCATGTTGGAGACAGTTACACTGATTTTGGCAAATACAGAACTAGTGTCAATAATTTCTCTAATGGCTATGAGCTTGTCGCTACAGAAAATTCGGGCTATACAGAAGAACAATATGAGTCCCTTGCTGAAGCCGTTCTTCAGGACAATGAACGGCTGATGAATCAACATCTCGGCAAAATGATTCACTTTGTCGGGCATGATTGGGTTGCAGGGCAGACAGCTTATAAGCTCGGACTCAGGAAAGATATCAAAAAAGACCCCGGCAAGCTATTCGATTGGGATCGGTTCCATGACGAATATATCTGCCAGTACAGCCAGATGCATTTTATTCCAAAGCCTACTCCTCCTGTCAAGCCAAAAAGACGCTCTTTTATGGAGTTTTTCAGACGCTTCCGCTTTAAATAACCTTAATACTATTTTACTTGTTTATTCTGCATAGATGTGTTATATTTCTATTAGAGGAATAATACTATCATACTTTAAAGGCTTTTTCAATCTAATATAAGGAACATCATGGAATTACACGTTAAGCACAATTTTACGGAAATTAAGGGCGTTGCCCCCCTGTCGGAATTGCGGAGCCTGTTGAGTTTCAATATTCCAACAAATTTCTTTATGCTTAAAGCGAAGATGCCAAATAAACCATTGTGGCTTATAAAGAAGATAGCTTCTAAGGGTCAAACTATAAACCTATTAAGCCTGCAAACGCAGAAATTCCCTACAGGGCTTCTGCCGAAGGTCATAAAATGGCTCGATGATAACGGCTATACCTACGTTCTGAATGACCGCAGAAAATACCCTTGGCGCAACCTCTGGCGTTGTACTCGGGTTGCAAGACCTTATCAAAAGCCGTCCGTTGCAAGCGCATTAAAGCACAGGCATGGCATATTAAATGTAGCTACAAGGGGAGGGAAAACCGTCATAGCCCAGGTCATTGCCGGACTGATCGGGCTACCCACCCTGTTCGTTGTAAAGAGTGAGGAGCTTTTTCAGCAAGCCATTAAATCGTGGCAACAGGCTTTTCCTCACAAAGAAATCGGGATGATAGGATCTGGTCGTTTTGAGCTACAGGAAATAACCATTGCTCTGATTCAGACTCTTATCAGGGAAAAGGATGAATTTGATACATTATATCACTACTTTAAATTAATCTTCTTTGATGAGGTGCATAATTTCGGCGGAATACAATTCTTTCGGGGAGCCATGAAATTCAACGCACCCTACCGATTTGGGCTGTCGGGTACTGCTTTCCGCAATGACGATGCAGGGATTCTTTTGAATGCCCTGTGCGGAGAGATAATATCAAAAGTAACTACACAAGAATTAGAGGATCTGGATATTGTCTATAAAACCAAGATCTTGATGCAACACGTTAATAAACGCCCCCACTTTCCCATGTCCTCAAGGGATTGGAACAAGCTGTATGCGTGGGGTATTGTTCACAATGACTACAGGAACGAGCTTATAATGAAATGGGCTGAAAAACTCTACAAGGCAAATATGACCGTCCTTATCATTGTAAAGGAGATCGTTCACGGAAAGAAGATACAGAATTTGTTATTAAATGTAGTTAATAATCCTCAAGCTATTCGCTTTATGAATGGCAAAGAAGATAAGAGAACCCGCCAACAGGTCTTGAAACGCTTCTGTCAGGGCTTTATTCCCTTCTTGATAGGCACGAAGATATATAATGAAGGTGTCGATTTCGTAGGCTTAAAGAACCCTAAGATAAAAGGCAAGAGTGTTATATTCGCTTCGGGAGGCAAATCAAAAATCGAGAACATTCAAGTTTCTGCCCGACCCACTACCAAGGAAAAGCGCAAGGGCATGAAGGATGAGGCTCTTATTATTGATTTCATGGATAACTTTCATAACAAGCTTATGGAACATTCACTTGAAAGAAGGCGTAACTACAAAAAATTAGGACAATTTCAGGTCGTTGAAATTAAAAAAGAACTAGATTATAACCTATAAGGAGGAATTATGGCTTCTGTTCCGGGTGTAAATGCTTTTGGTCCTGTACCAAAAATTGATTTTAATGAACTTGTTAAGCAACAGCTTTCTATTATTGCTGAAAGACCACCGACCTTTGCTAATCTTCTTGAAGTTGGAATGAGGAACGTAAATTGTACTTTACGAGATCACATACTTAATAATGATAATGGGTTATTCTTAAGAGATCTCGTTGCCGGACTCATTGTTTATGTAGGCGCAATTTTTCACGCTGATCATTTTAAAGAGGTAAAGGATCTTCTGGACGACAAACTCTATGAAATGAAAAAGAAGATTCAATATCAGGTTAGAAAAGATGCGCTTAAAAAGGACACTGTTGTTACTTGTGTACAAACAATTTCTGATTTGCTAATAAGACAAGCAGAAGATAAAGATAAATTGGAAAAAGATGCCGAGACTAACTTAATGATTCAACTTGGTAGAGAGCTTGTTCATTTAGGCTTGGCAAAATTTTCTAATGAACATTCTATACACATGCAGGGTACTCAAATCAAATTAACCCTATACAAAGGAGATCTCGATGCCTATAAGAAAGACGAAACGGAATCAGGAACGGTTGGACAATCTCAAGAACCGAATCAAAGCCCCTAAATCAAGAATGACGGAAGCGCACCTTCACGCCACCGCAAATCATTATGTGAAGGTCAACGAAGATATCAAACAGCTTGAGGCAAAAAAAGCGCAACTGCGGAAGGAACTTTTTGTTGGGGTAGGACAATTTCCCTCTAAAACCATTGATGATAAGGGCAATGAATTTGTCACCTTCAAAGATGGAACGGAGATCAAACTGGAAAAGCGTGTGTCCACTATTCTGAATCAGGACAAGGCGGTTGAATATGCCGAAGAAAAGAAAATGCTCCAACAGCTTACTCATACCGAAGTCGTTGCCGACATGGACTCTTTTGAAGCTCTGAATCTGCAAGGCATGATCTCCGACAAGGATCTGGAAGCCCTTGTGGACATCAAGGAATCCGTAGCCCTTAAGGTGAAAGGGAAACCATGATAGAAAAGACAAAGATTCTTGTGATTGTTTTTCTTGTTGTGAATTGTCTATTAATGTGTATCGCTACATTTAATTTGGCTATGTTTACGAGTGAAATTACTGACAGGCTTGATACTTTAATAGCGCAGAATAAATCAGACCGTTGGTTTCAGCAGAATGAATTTTGCAAGATTCATCAGGCTGTTATTGATGCGGATATGCATGAAATGAGCCGAGCTACTTGGTGGCGCACGTTCATGGAAAATTGTAAACAAATTATTGAGCGAGAAGAACGCAGAAGAACCCGAAAATATTTGAAAAAACACAGGCTACGAGAGGGAGATTAATGTAATAAAAAGTCACTACGAAATATTTGGATTTAACGAAAAATAATTATATATTATAAATAGGGAACAAAAAGCATGAAAACACTGACTCACACCTTCAAGGG